GATGCTTATGAGTGACGCAATACTGGTTGCCCTGGTCTCACTAGCTGGCACGATCATCACGGTATGGGCCGCGAACAAACACACGTTGGCAGAATTGGAGAAGAAGTCCGAACTGTCAGATGCTAAGATTGACGCGAAGCTGGAGCGACATCAGGCTGTGACAGACACGAAGATTGATGAGTTGACCCGGAAGGTCGAGAAGCACAACAACATGATAGAACGAACGTATCAGCTTGAGGGCCGCATGAACGAAGTGGAACACGACGTAAGGGATTTGAAAGGGAGGGTTGCATGATGTTCCTGTTGAGCGATACCGTCTACACGATACTCAAGTGGTTTACCCTTGTGGTGATACCCGCCTGTACGACCGCCTATGTGGGACTGGCCGCTGTATGGCACTGGCCCTACCCGGACGAGGTCGCCAAGACCAGCGCGGTTGTGTGTACCCTGCTGGGCGCGTTGCTTGGCATCTCCACGGCGCAGTACAATGCGCAGGAACCTCCCGACGAGAAGTAACAACAAGCCCCCTTCATAGGGGGCTTTGCTTGTTATTAGTAATGTTATTAGTAAACTCCAATTTTTTGCCATTTCCTGACACTATCCAAAAATGGAAAAGCCCCGAAAACTCCGTGTTTTCAGGGCTTTTTGTGGTCTGGGTGGAGAGATTTGAACTCTCGGCCTCTTGAACCCCATTCATAGGAAAAGCCCCTGTTTTCAGGGGTTTTCAGGCATGATGTTATTAGTACGTTATTAGTAGAGTTGGGATATGATAGCCTTGAGAGCGTCCAATTCTGCGGACTGATACATCTTTTTCGTGGTCTTGTAATCCTCATGACCTATCAATTCTGCCTTGTCCTTGTCTGACCCATGGACATCTTTCAGGAGGTTGGCGAAGGTATGGCGGCAGGAGTATGGAACGTAGTAGGCTGGACGGTCTGGCGTAGGTATCGGCTGGATTCCTGCGGCAGCTAGGACGGGGTAAAAGTAGGTGTCGCGGAAATACTTAGGAGACATCTGGGTTCCGTCATCCTTCGGGAACAAGTATTCAGATGTCCTTTGCATCCTGCTTTCGATGATCGGAAGAATCTTGGGGGAAATAGGTACGGCCCTGTCCTTTCCTGCTTCGGTCTTGATACCTCCGTACAGCACCCCGTCCTTGAAGTCCTTCTTAGTCAGCGAGAACAACTCGGCTGGGCGCATACCCGTGTAGATCAGGCAATAGACATCCTCCGCATGGGGCGTGATTCCAATTTGTTCATCAATCAGTTTAATTTGGTCACGGCTGAACGCTGGCCGTGTTCCCTTGGTATCGTTGCCGGTATGGATGAATTGAGCATAGTTCATGTCGGTCTGGTGGCGGGGGATAGCATACTTCATGAGCAGACCGGCGAGGGCTTTCATGTTTTCTTTGGTGCGCCGACCGTTGGGGCAATCGTCTACACACTCTTGGAGGTCATCAACTGTGATTTCCCTGAACGGCATGTAATAGATGGGCGCAAAGTATTTCCATGCGGCCTTGTAACAGTTCAACGTAGACCGCCCTACGCGCCCCTCATGGCTTGGCAACCATAAGTCATATATTTCCTTCATGTTCAGGACGCGAACGCTCCTAGGGGCCTTTTTGAGCGTCTCACAGTACGCTAGAGCGTCACGCTTGGTCTGGAACCCGCCTTTGGTCTTATAGATGGGTATAGCGTGACCGTCATCGGACACTTTCCACCCGACCACGACCCGGCTTGTCCAGGTCTTACCGCGCTTATAGGCGGTTCCTGCGCCGTTTGGTCTTGTGCGTCCCTTCATTCGTCCCACCTGATTTCATAAATGTTCTCATGTTCAATTATGCGCGGTTTTTCCCCACATTAGCAGAGTGTGAAAGCAATGTAGTCATTGCATCTGACCTTGCCCGTTCATCTGCCGCACGATAAGCCAATATCAATTCTGTTTCTTCCTCGGATAACGTAGTGGGTGTAATAGTTGGTTCGCGTTCGCTCATTGATACTGGTGCATCATCAATGGAACGGAACAATTCATCCATAGTCATTCTCATTGATTTTGCAATTTGAGCGTATTTCTGTATCGTCGGAACTGGCGGCTTGCCAGTGCTGGGGTTGTATTCGTTGACGATCATGGAAACATACCCCGGAGATATTTTGCTTCTGGAACAAAACTCCCTATAACTTATGTTTTGATTTTCCAGATAGCTTTGAATCAACTCGCTCAATTTCATGTTTGTTCACCCCTGACTGTTTAATAGATTATACAACACGCAGAATACGAAAGTCAAGTAGAATTGTAACGGAATCGTAACACTTTTATAGTTTAATCTGCTTGACAATATGTGTTCAGTGTGCTAAACTATGTTTAGTCAATCAAACGAAAGCGAGGTGATAATCTAGTGGGTTACAGGATTAAGGAAATCCGCGAAAGCAAGGGCATTTCTCAAACTGAACTGTCCGAGAAGTCTGGCGTTGCTAGGGCTACCATTTGGAAACTTGAGACTGACGAGAACGCGGTCACGATGACCACCACGTTGCAAAAGATTGCTAACGCCCTTGGGGTAAGCGTAGACGAGATTTTTTTACCCCGTGGTGTTTAGTGGGCTAAATGAGGTAAACAGTATGACACTATCCGACATCAAGTCGATGGACAAGCCGCTACTTACTCTCCGTGAAGTCTCGGAGGTGTTGCGGGTTGACCAGCAGGGGCTAAGAACCATAGCCCACCAACAGCCCGAACGGCTGGGATTCCCGGTCATCATCTGCGGACGCAAGGGGCGGTCAGTAAGAGTCCCTAGGGTTCCGTTCTTGAGGGCAATGGGAGAACAATAAAAATCCGCTCGGCGTGAGGAACCGAACGGATTGAGAAAGGGGAGAGCGTAGTGGAAAACTCTCACAAACAGTATAGCACAGTATTGTGCGATACGCAAGCGAATTTTCGGATTGACCCGGAGTTCCAGAATAAAATCCCGCCGATGCCAACGGAAGATTTCAACGGCCTGAAAGCCGACATTATTGCAGACGGATATGTCCGTGACCCGCTGGTGGTTTGGAAGGAAGAAAACACGTTGGTTGATGGACACCATCGTTGGCAGATCATCCAAGACAACTACGAACTTCTGAAAGATAAGTACACGGTGGTGTATAAGACTTTCCCGGACAGATGGGCGGCAATCGCGTGGATTTGTGCGAATCAGCTTCACAAGCACAACATGACAGAGATTCAGCGAATGAAGCTGATTCAAGAAGAACACGATGCAAGGCAACATTCTAACGGTGCATCTGATGGTTTTAGGGGAAACCAATACACAAAAGTGGTAGTTGGTGAAAACCACCAAGTACCAGAGTTTGAACTTGAAATAGTTCGTAGCGGTAAACCGGGCAAGGAAGGTACAACCCGACCGACCATCGCTAGAGAACACGGCATTACGGAGAATGAAGTCCGAACGGCGGTTGAAATAGGACGAGCTATTGACAAAGTTGAGAATGTCGCTCCTGGATTCAAGGAAAAGATTCTTTCTGGCGAAGTCAAGGCGAACAAAAGGGACCTTGCGAACATGCGCAAGATGGACGAGGAAGAAATCGCACAAGCGGTTGAGGACATTTACGCTGGCAAGAAACCTAAACGTAATCCACCCAAACCCAAGACCGAGGAAGAAAAGCGGGACTTGGCAGAGATTGAAGCCATAGTGCGCGACATGCGCGACCCAACCACGACCCCTAAGTTCACGCTCGACTTTCTGATTGAGGATATTGAACTCAACGGACAGACCTACGTTGAACTTCTGGATAACACCCTGAAAGACAGAGAACAACTTGTGACCGACGAGAACAAACCGCGAATCGCGGCGGCTATTACCAAAGTAGTGGAAAACATCTTGAAAGTGAGGGATTCAATGTGAGGTACCCCAACGGACACGAATTTGAGTACAGATTTCTTCGACCTTCCCAGATTCAGGTAGACCCGATGTATCAGCGCAGACTCGACACCGCCCGTGTTGACAAAATTGCCAAGGACTTCAACGGCGATACGTTCAACGAGCCGAAGGTCAGTAATCGTGACGGTCAGTATTGGGTGTTTGACGGACAGCACACCTTGGCGGCATGGCGCAAGATGTCTGGCGAGGACAAGCCGATTTACTGCAAGGTTTTTAAGGGCATGACCTGGCTTGACGAGTGCAAGCGGTTCATCGTTCAGGATGGTTACGATAAGGATCCGACCATCAACGACAAACTGAACGCGGCCTATGAAGCAAGAGAACCTGATGTAATCGGCATGGTAAAGGGCGCGGAACTTGTTGGGTTTAAGGTGAGTTTCAAGAAAAGCACCGCCCTCAAAACCATCGTAGCGGTAGGGGCATTGTACAAGGCTTACAACCGGCTTGGGGCAGATGAGTATGTGGACATGCTTACGGCGATTGCGGAGGCATGGAACTATGAGTCTGACAGCGTGTGCGCCCAGATCATTAACGCCATGACGTTGTTCTATAAAACCTACAGCGGCAACTTCAAGCGGACCGACCTGGTGAACAGCCTGAAACGTGTCTCCCCGGCACAAATCATCCGAGAGGGTAGGATGCTTCATACAAAGAACGGATTCGCCCGTGAAATCGTGAAGTCCTATAACAAGAACCGCAAGTACAAGCTGGACATCGAAAAGCTGTAAGGTGAACGTCGTGGGTAGTAAGATTCAATACGCCATATGGCGAAAGTCCGGGCGGCTTTATATCGCAAAACCTCCCGACTGGCCCAGGAACGTTGAATACAGTTGCACGGAGAAGTCCGACCTGATTGAGTGGGCCAGAAACCACGGCTACATGTTGAAGGACGGCAACCCCGTCAAAGAACCGAGACAACCACGGAGGGATTGGCAATGACCGCTATGTTCGGAACACTGGGTATCATCTGCGCATATCTGATTGCGGGATGGATGGGGTACACCCTCGGATTCGACGCCGGAGTGAAGTCGGAAAAGACGAAGCGCGGCATACGCCGGGGATAACAGGGTGGTGCATCCACCCTGACATGGGGCGAATCGTTCCTGCGGGTTCGATTCCCGCACGCTCCACAATCGCGGCACAATGGAGATGGGACGGCGGCGCCTGCG